GGACATAGATCAATTGAAGGCCTTCATTACCAGTAAGAGTGATGAGCTGCGTCTACCTTATGACCGAGCATCTACTACTTATCAAAGACGTACCGCATTCTATGCCAGTGTTAACGCCAGGGAATTCTTAACTGACACGTCAGGCAATCGTAGATTCTGGGTGATACCGGTGAAGAGGATTAACTTTAACCATGGTATTGATATGCAGCAGCTTTGGGCCGAGGTTAAACAAACGCTGTATGTACCTGGCCAAAAGAATTGGTTCCTGACTCCAGATGAGCGTGAGATGCTAAACGAATCGAATGAGATCTACCGTACCCAGTCTAGCGTAGAGGACCTTATATTGGAGCACGTCAGGTTTGATAGTAAGACAACACAACCGGTGCAGATGACTAAACTGCTGCGTGACTTAGGGATACTTAATCCGCGTATGCCGGACTTTAAAGATGCAAGTAGAGTGCTCGCCGATAATGGCATAGAGCCTAGGAGAAGCAATGGTAAGAAGTTATATGACCTTGATTACGACACTCCAGAGCAAGAGACGCAAGTTAGCTCTGGATCTTACAAGGGATGGGATGATTGATATGGCCATCAACGCACTGGGATACCTGGCACTGATGGTTAGTTTAGTCGCGGGCATCATGGCTATATTGCCGGTTGCACTGTGGATAGGTTGCGGTGTGCTGGCTAAGAATCTATTAGACGGCACTTACAGGTGATTGGGGTGTACGACAAGGCGGCAGCTAAAGAGGCGCTCACTGACGTAGGCGTTGGCTTCTTCATGGCATTCCCTGTTGCACTAGCGGTCCTATCTTTCACCACCTGGCTGAACTTCAGTGTGATAACAACGGCCGTCTTTCAGACGCTGGTGTTCACCCTGGTGTCGTTGGTGCGCAAATATTTTGTACGGGTACACTTCAAGAGAATAAATGGCGAGTACGGACACCTAAAGTCTTTTGAATTACACGTTACAAAATGTAAAGACAAAGATGAGGGGACAATATGAGTAGCAGCAAAATATACCTGACAGAGTTTACTTGGGATGGCCTTGACTACTCTGGCCCGAACATTGTCGCCTCTGAGCTGGAAGAAGCCGAGCTGATTTGTGAAAGCTGGGGGTGCAGAATTGTGGGTGAGCTGACTGATGTGATAGTGGTGGCAGATAAAATTGAGACACTGCATTAAGGTCATGATGGGTTGTGTTAGCTCTAGTAAAGAAGGAGAGGTGCAATCTTTATACGGTGATGAGGTGATGATGGGTTACCTAACACTAGGCTGTTACCTGTGCTTGAATGCTTATGTTTACTGGGGTTATTACTATAGGTAGTGTATAGCTATATTATATGAGACTAGATTATATAAGGAGTATAACACATGGAAAGGGCCGTTATAGGGGACCAATGCCTATACTAACTTGGGTAGGTGTACACTTACCCCTTTGGAGGAAATGATGAGAGAGTATGATTTTAAATATGACGAAGGTCAGAGCGAGGAGATTAATTTTGAGCGGTGGTATAATATGAACTGTCGAGAGAAGGCAGACTACAACGAAGAGTTGTATACCAAAGAAGAAGGAAAACGAGTGTTCAAACAGTACATCAACAATGACAACTAAGACTGCCGGAAGACCTAAAAAAGAAAAGCCAACACTCGTGACGGTTCCAGATACCTTTGAGAAGGATGAGGAGCATGGGCTAACTGCAATGCAAGCGTCATTTGTTTGGCACTACACCGAAGGTGCTTGCAGTCAAACTGAAGCAGCCCGCAAGGCTGGCTTTGAATTCCCAGCTAACTCAGCGAGTAAGATGCTGAACGGCAAGAACTTTCCCAGTGTTACCAAAGCGGTTCGCATTCGCCAGGATGAGCTGGCAGAGAAGTATGCGATCACCCCAGCAAAGACCGGCACTATGTTGTGGAAGATAACAGAGACAGCATTTGAGAGCGGGCACTTCAATGCAGCCGTCTCAGCTATCAAGGAGTTGAATCAGCTCGCTGGTCTATCGGTTAATAGATCCCAGAACATTAACATCAACGCCAACCTTGAGACTATGACCAAGGAAGACATCAAGGAACGATTGTCCAAGCTTCTTGGTGTTGAAGACGACGGCAAACCTGAAAAGGATTTCTAGATAACTTAACCACGTCTAAGGCCGCTCAGCCAGTCGGACCCCCGAAAATCGAGAAAAATCAAGAAAATGCTGTAAGTCATTGATATCCCGAGACTTTTTGCTGTCACACCAGGGTACAATAATACATGGCCTAGTGACTGGACTGTGCATACAGGTCACTGGCATAAGTCTGGGGTTGCGCTGCACTGTACACTGATGGCCGCAAAGCCTTATGTATCAAGGGCTTGGGTCATAGGGGTCCCTTGGGGTCAGTTTTTCCGAAAGTTTTGATAGTTTGTTTTGCCCCGACACCCCATATATGGCAGCCGCCGGCGTGCGGGTAGGGTTAAACTAGGTTCACCGCATAGAATCACCAAAATTCTGTACGGTAATTCCCGTATCTACTTTTGGGCCGGTATGGTGGTATACTCCATAGCAATGTCAGCATTGAGTCGCACAAAAGGCGCTACGTTTGAGAGAGCCATCGTAAAAGAGATCAATAACTTCTTTGAATCTGAAGGTATTGCCTATAGCTGCAAGCGCAACCTGGACCAATATCAGATTGCAAACTTGAGTGACATTGATATCCCATTTCATGCAGTCGAATGCAAGCACTACAAAGAGGGATGGGCTTACAAACCGGAATGGTTAAAGCAGACAATTGAAGCTGCTGGAAAAAAAATTCCAGTTTTGATTTTTCGGTACAACCGAAAGCCAATACAAGTTTGTATACCAATGTATGCTATAAATCCCGAATGGGAGGTAGACCCCTATTTAAATTGTGTAATTTCCTTGGACCAGTGGTTTGAGGTTATGAAGCGCAATTGGGATCTGTATCGTTGCAAATATAGCTCAACAAGTTGATAATATAATTTACGGGAGTAAATAATGGCAAAACCAGGATTATATGCAAACATAGCTGCAAAAAGGAATCGCATAAAAGCGGGTTCCGGTGAAACTATGCGTAGTGTCGGAGCTAAAGGTGCTCCTAGCAGTACCGCATTCAAAGATGCTGCTAAGACTGCAAAGAAAATGCACAAAGGTGGTAGAATAGGTAAAAAAGACCCAGGTCATTCTGGTCTTAACGGTAGAAAATAAGGGTCAAGCATGGCCGACATACAAGACGATGGTTACCTAGAAAGAGTAAAAGATTTTTTTGCTAAACAGGTACAACAAAAAATAGACCGCGATATGATGATGGCTGAAGCACAACGTGCTGCCATAGACAAATATGCACCCTCCGCCGGTCAACTAGCAAACTTTGGTGGTATGTTACTTCCAGGTGCTGGATATGCAGACGCAGCTGGCGAATACCCAACCCTTCCTTCTTACGATCAACCGCTTGGAGAAGCTTTTTCCAGCGAATCATATCCATCAATGTCAGAAAATCTAGATCGCGGGGGCTTTGGGGGTAACTTTGACGCTGGTATGCAAGGTTTAGGGATAGCTGGAGACTCACTTTATGCGGTACCAGCTTTTGGTGCTGTTTTGGGACCCACGGTAGGTACTGTACTTAAAAGTGCTGGAGCTGCTGGAAAAATTTTAAAAACTGCGCTGACAGCGGAACGTGCGGGTAGTAGCAGCAAGAAGGGTATAACCGCGCTGAAAAACAACTTTATTGACACCCATCCACCAATCGGCACCATGGATGCAGCCACAAACAAGCCGGTTACTGAAAAGCTTATTAGAACCCGTGCTAATGCATATGAAAAAACATTAAACGAAGGACCGCCAGCAGTCAGGCGCCGAGAAACTTTGCGTGCAGCCGGAGACATCGAAAGAATGCCTGGGGCAGAACGAACAATTAAAACACCAGAAGATTTATTGGGTAAAGTATTAGTGCCTGTAGTTGGTGATCGATCTGTAAGAGCTGCAAGGGGATCTAATAATCCTGGCTACACAGATATAAAAGGGGTCCCTTTGAGCCAGGCGGTACCACCACAAGGCGGCCCGTCATATACCATTGATAATATTGGCACCGGTAAAGCTTGGGCTTCCATGGAAGATGCAGCCAATAAAAAACAAATGAACATAATCCTAGCTGGTGAAAGAACGGGCATGGATCCTATTGGTGTGTATTCAGCCATGGGAAGAGAGTCAATTGATTTCTCAGCTCCTGTTGCTTCTGCAATGGTTGCTCAGATACCAGCGTTAGGGATACCTAAAAAAATATTAAAAGACTTTGACCTGGCAATTAAGCAAGGCGTTGGTAAAGGCGTGGACCCTAGACCCGATTTTGTAGGCCTGGGCAGCGACGACGTCTTCAATCAATTGCTTGGCCAAGGCGATTTTCCCGCAAAAGGTTCTGGAGCTTTGCGTAAAGTAGTAGTAGAGGAGATGAAGAAGGCCAAGTGGAGAAACTTAGGCTTCCCTGTTTATGACGATATTGTAGATACATTAACTGAGCCGGCGCTTGCTGGATTTAGACCAGGTGAATCTGGATACACAATGTTTAGAGGGGACCCAACTAAGTCAACTTTCCCAGAACCATTGCATCAAAGTTACAATACGGCAATACCAGGTGATTACTTCGGCGGCCTTATTAAAAGCGTGCCACCAGAAATTATGTATCCAAAAACATTCCAGGAGCTTTCGCAGACAGCTAATAAAGCTGGCGTGCTAATGCCTTATGAGCAGCAAGTAGGTTCTTTGATGATGAATCCGAAGCTTTACGAAGTGGCAGATGATCAGTATGTGGAAGGGTTAATAAATTATATGAACAAGAACAGAGGTACAAACTACGCCAAAGGTGGCCAAGTTAACAGTGCTGGTATTGGATCATTACCTAGGGCAGCTTAAATGCTCTTCATGGTGGACCAGCTCACCGTCTAAAAATATTTTATACGGCACCCCCATCCAATTTAGTTTTTCAATGCGACGCGCAATAAGCTCGTGATAATTTTCGTCTGGGCATTTAATAGCCATCATGTACTCAGGGTTCTCTAATTCACTGATTGGCTGGTGCAGCTCCCAAATATCGGCAGCTTGGTTTTTTGTAAAATCTACATAAATAACATTACTCATTTACGTCCTCCTTTTTCTTTGTCCTTTTTTTTCTTGGGCACCCTTTTTGGCCCGAAGATTTTTTCAAAGTTTTCGTTAAATTTATCCACATCACCTGGGCGTGGCCTAGATCCTTTGCTCATATCTTATCCTTGTACTCTTCTCGTAGTTCTGGAAACTCAGACAGGTATCGAGTCAGTATATGTTTGTTGTCTCCATCTTCTAACAGCCTAGTCAACATATCTCTGAGGGCCATCATATTATCTAGATCAATATCTCTTTTGATCTCAGCTATGATCTCATTAATTAATTCATTCATTTTCTTTTCCTCATCAACTTATCTTCGGTTCGCTGTAAGGACCATTCTAAAAATCTGCTGATTAATTTACTTATGTATTTCATTTGAGCATCTTAGCATACTAAAATTATCCTGTGCAACATTGTACACATACTTGCAATTAACGACACGATAAAGTATAATAGGGGTATGAAGAAAACTATTAAAGGAAACAAATGAAAATATTAATTGCTTGCGAGACTAGCGGGACTGTTAGAAATGCTTTTTTAGAAAACGGCCATGACGCCTGGTCCTGTGACATCCTTCCTTCTGACGACGGATCGAATAGGCATATTACCGAAGATGTTAGAAATGTTTTGGCAATGGAGAAATGGGATCTACTAATGGTTGCCCACCCGCCATGCACCAGACTTTGTAACTCTGGGGTTAGGTGGTTGAAAAAAGCACCTCCTGGTAAAACATTAGCTGAGATGTGGAATGATCTAGACGAGGGAGCTAGGCTTTTTTCTGATCTTTGGAACGCTGACATTCCTAGAGTAGCTGTTGAGAACCCAGTTATGCATAAACATGGCAAGTCTAGAATACAAAAAGTTTCGTCCAGGGAATTTCCATGGAAGGCAACGCAAACCGTACAACCTTGGCAGTTTGGAAATGATCCCAAGGGCGATAACAATGTTACAAAAAGAACTTGCCTATGGCTTAGAGGATTAGAGCCTTTAGTGCCAACAGGTAGCTTAGATGGGTCATCGGCCAGGGCGGATATTCATAACGCTTCGCCTGGTCCAGATCGATGGAAGGTTAGAAGTAAATTTTTCCCAGGCTTGGCTGCTGCAATGGCCAACCAATGGGCCGGCGACATAAACGAGGAAAGATAATGAACGTAGCAGAGAACAAAGTATTTTATAACCGAGTGCGTCGTGCCTGTAAAAAGCACGGCGTCGAAATTAAGTTTAACGGCACGCACCGAGATTACACTTCGGTGCAGCTGCTTAAGGATGGTCAGCTGATTGTGGGTGATTATGCCCAGGGCCGGCTGTCATTGACTGTAGATTGGAAAAGGATCTATGACGAAATAACCAAGTACGGATTTAAGTGCCGTGATCGCAAATCAGGAGAAGTGGCATGAGCGGACCAATTAAACAAATCAACAACATCTATGGCTACTGTAGAGTATCCACCCAAGAGCAAGCGCAAAACGGAATCAGCCTAGGAACACAAAAAGACTTAATAACTAATTTTATTAAGGCAAAGTACAACCGTAAAGTTGATGAATGGTTTATTGACGACGGTGTATCTGGAACCGTGCCAATACTTGAGCGTAATCGCTGCAAAGCAATGACTGACGTGATTGATCGTCATGACGTGATAGTAGCAACAAGAATTGATCGACTGTCTAGGTCAGCCGGCGATATGTTACAGACTATACCGGTCCTGGAAGACACGGGTATTACCTTGTATCTATGTGAGCAGTTTGGCGATGTGCCAGTAGTTTACCCAAAGTCTAAAGAAGACTCTGGCCTACGATCTAAATTTGATATGAATGAGATGGTAAACAAGATCATGTTAATGGTTCTTAGTGCTGTTGCCGAGATAGAACACGGATCTACTGTGGATAAGTTTAAAGAAGGCAAGATTGCCTGGGCAGAAAAAGGTTATGCTATTGGCGGTGCTGTACCTTTTGGGTATGAGGGTGTAGAAGAGAAGGTCAAATCCGGCAACCGACTCAAGCGCAGAATGAAGCTAGTTGAGGTGCCAAAAGAGCAAGAAGTGCTAAAGACTATACACGCTTGCCACAAAAGAGGCCTAGGCGCAAAGCGTATTGCCAAGCAAGTCTCATCAATGCACGAGGGTTATCAAGACTTTCACTATTCTAAAGTGCGCAAGATATTAAACAGAAAGTTTCAAGGACTTTCGTAAATTTGCTAAGTTAGGGCTATAATGTTAGGACCAAGGAGAAAACAATTATGACAACCTTAGAAAAAATACAAGCTGCACTTGATGAAATAACCTCAATGCTCACACATGATTTTATTACCGCGCCTGTAAGAGAAAGTTTAGAGGGTGTAAAAACAAAGCTCGAAAGCGCAAAAACGGACCTTAGTTAATGGCTCAAGGTTGGGGTAGAGATGCGTGGGGTGAACACGGGTACGGCTCTGAGGTAATCTCAGTTAGCCTAACCGGCG